AGGAAGAGTCAGAGGTGTCCTTGCTACACCAAAAAACACGCCTATTCGGTTTCCTTTCGAATAATTGCATCGAGTACACGCTGCTAAGAGGTTATCTGGCTCATCGGTTCCGCCCTTGCTTATAGGTATCACGTGATCCACAGTAGTTGCATCATTTCCGCAATACTGACACAACCTAGCGTCTCTGATAAGTATCCGCTCTCTTATCTTTGACCAGGCTCTAGTGCCTCCGTTAGCTCTTGCTGACTTAGCTGCCATCAGTGATAGCCATTAGCTTGGAAGAATCTCCATGCGTTGCACATAGATCCGTAGCGTCCCTTGATGTATCGAAGAGTCCAGTCAATCTGCTTATAGCCATCTAGATTCTTATAGGTTTCATTACGCATCTGGCCAATACCGTAGTGCGATCCATTACGAGCCTTAGGATTCCACTGTCGATTCTCTTTGTTTATCAGCTTATAGAAGCATTGATACTGCTCATCATTAACAATCCGTGAATGTGCATAAAGCTTAAATGAATCGCTTTGTGTAGTTGCTTTAGCTTCTGTTGTTGTGGATATCGTTAAGATCAGAATTGACATAGGAAGAGCCAATAAGTTTTTATTATTTTTTATCTTTATATTTATTATCTTTTTATTTATCTTTATTTTTAAAAGCTTATTATCTTTTAAGTATAGCGATGGATTCGGACATTCTGTCAAGGATTGACTCCGGTGTGTCGCATCGTCCACAGATGCCTGTGGATAAGTCTGTGGATAACTATTCAAGGCCAGCCACCAGAGAATCATCGACTAACTTGACCGAGAATGCACCGCAACCAGAGCATTGAGCGAACCATTCGTGCATCGTCAATTCGGCTCCCTTTGTAATGAGGTGCTCTTTACGCCCATCACCATAGAGCTTTTTGCATATTGAGCAATCAAATCGCAGCAGTGGCATATTCGCTCCTGACCAATGTTTCAATCGGATTCAGATTGGCCTGATCGACCCACCAGGAATCCTGACGCGGATTTTTAAACCGCTTGCGTCTAGCAAAGGCTACTGGAAGCCAGCCGGCGATGTGATAGACCGGCGACTTACCGACTACTAACACTGCGATGTCAGTCTCACGATCGTTCGGATACACAATCAGATTGCCACCTACATAAGACGTCCAGCGTACTTCTAGCCCTTGACCAACGTCTGCTCCTCTTTTGCCGTTTGAAACGTTAATGTCATAGTCAAGGCCGAAGTATCTGGCCACGATCATTTCAGCTCCCAGAGATTCAGCGTATTCCGTTACCTGTTCGTGATTATTTAGCTTGGAGTTGTAATGAATTGTCGTGCCTAGTTGGCCACTGTATGAGAACACAACATCGACGGCTCGTTTGTGAATCGCCCATTCATCAGCCGCACTTATTGTCATTTTCTGCATTTACTACAGAACCACAACACCGGCTCTCCTCCGATTGCACGTACATAACCGGCACGATCTAGAATCTCAATGCGCTGGCATTTATCGCACGTTTCACACTTAAACTCTGCGACTATTTTGCCATCGATAAGAGTCCGGCCAATCATCGTGTCCACATTAATCATCTCAGTCACGCGGCTCATCGTGTTGCCATTACAATCAGAGCAAGAATCAAGATGCACTCAAATATGACAAGAATCTGAATAAGGCGCTTTTTTGTCATACTTGAGGCCTCCACTGTCCATCAGATCCGAGCATGTACCAGGCTGGCGCACACTGCTTCGCCTTAACCTTCTCTGAGCACATATAACCGCCCCAGCCTTTTCCGGTCTTGGCAGTGCCTTCACGCCAAATCATGTGGCCATGAGAACACAGAGGGGCAGCAGCTACCTGAACGCCTCCTAGAGTTTCTTTAATGGTGTCGATAGCTACTCCAAGAGTCGGAATGCCTGCCTCTTCTGCCTCTTCACGTGTCTTGAACGATGGCACGTCTCCATGCTTTGTGTTCCAATAGTCATAATCCTTCGCGCTATCTTGAACAATCTTTGGATCGATACGCTCTACTTGTTGCATATTCTGAACGGTTGGGCGCTTTTCTGATCCAAGAACTAGCCCTGCGCATCTTCCAATCGCCGAAGTCACTGTGTCCTCAACGAACCATTTTTTCATCTGAACGTTATAGGTGTTCACGTTGCCGAATGCGTAGTCGATTCCGGCTGGCTCTTGATCTTCGTAGTTGCGATAGATACGGCACTCGACTAGGACGTAGCCCTTTTCGAGATTCACGTCCATGATTGATGTGTGGATTTTGCCTGTTGGATAGGTAGCCCAGAATCGCTGAATGCGTGCAGCTACATCTTCATAATTATCTAAGAAGCTCATTTAGACACCGCCTGAGATGAAGCGTGACGGCCTACGGCTCGACCACGTTGGTAGCCGTCTTTGTGGCCTTCTTTGTAACCTACTGAATAACTGCAAATCGCCCAGAGAATACAGGCGAGTCCCATAATAAAGAATAAACCGATTTCACTTGTCATTTTTTGCTCCCGTGGGAGCCTTGTCGAATGCTCCCAAATACAGAATGACATCGATGGCCGACAATTTCAAGATTGACCTCGGCGTGTCTATTTCTTGAGAGCAATCTCCAGCAATAGTTGATCTAAACGTGCCTCAATGCGAGAGACTTGATCCTTGAGACTGTTGCCACCATTCGGTTGAAACTCCCGCATGATCGACTTCACCATGAATCGCATTGACGAATAGATGGCAGTCAGCAGAGCAAGGACAAGCCCACCGACCGCCGTCCATTCGCCTACACTCACTTCTTGCTGCCGAATGCCACGTCGTTCGGATTAGCCCATCGAGCTAATACTGGAACAAGTCCAGCAACAAGCCCCATCGCTAAATCTTTTGGATTCGTGTTGCCTGTCATATAGACGGCCAACATTCCGGCCACTGAGCTTCTTGCCCATGATGCACCTAACGCCTTGAGGTCTTTCATTTCTTCTTCTCCTTTGGCTTTGCCTTTTGGATTGGCTCGACCACTGGATATTCTCCTGCATAAGTTGTCAAGCGAGCGCGAGCGAAACCAACAATCTCTTTGCCAATATAGCGACGCTTTACCATCACCATTCCGCCGTTGCGTTGATCTCCATCTCCGGAGGTGTTGCCCTCAATGCAGAGAACGCTTGTTGTGCCAACCTTGACGACGATTCCGATGTGACTGATGCGATCAATGCCATCGTGTGGAAAGTCCATAAAGCATAAATCTCCAAGCTGCGGCTTATCGTCTATCCAGCGTCCAAGCTCTTTCATCTTATGAGCTCCGGCAGCTGTTGAAACCATTGACGGAATCTTGACGCCAGCAGTGTGAAAGACCCAATTACAGAACGAACCGCACCAGGGCAATCCATCGGCCTTTGTAAACTTGCCGTACTTTGTCAGATTCTCGCCAGTCTCGACCGTGCCTATTTCAGCTAGTGCGACTTCGATAATCCGTGCAGCAGTGCCTTCTGGATACATTAAAGCCCAAGTGCCACTTTGAGATCATCAACTGATAAGCCAACACTGGCCAACTTTTCAGTAATTGTTGGATCTTTTGGAATCATCGTTCCATTGTGTGCTTTTACGATGGCTTCAGCTTTTGTCTTGTCGGTTTTAGAAATGTCTAAGAACAAATCATTTTCAATAACCGTGACGGCATCGATTTCTTCTGAGATTGCCACTCCAGCAGCATTCAATTCTGTTCTTAATTCTTCTCCATTAAGATTTATTGGCCTTGTAAATTGTTCCATTTTATGCTCCTAGGTATGTGCAACAGAAATTGGTAACTCCTGTGTCGGTACTGTTTCCATTGAGATTTAGAGCCCCACCTGATGATTGCCAAACTCTAACATCTACATAATCCGCCACCGCTAAATCTAAAATAAAAACTGCAGTCATTGCAGTTGGTAAACTACCAGCAGCAATTCCGCTTGTGACTGTCTTTGCCGTTCCATTAACATATAAATATAGAGCACGCGATCCAGTTCCATTGTTAACAAATTGGCCCATTGCTGTGAATAAATACTTTCCCGCTTTACCTGATGGAATTGTAATTCTCCCAGTATTTGTCACCGTTGAGTGAAATCCGTCAGTATCAAGAGACTCTGTATCAAAAGTCACAACCGTAATTGACGAACTAGAAATGCTTTGAGATGCAGCGTTAGTTAAGACGCAACCGGAAAATGTAGAACCACTTGCGGCCGTTGCCCATTTCAAACCTGTCGCAGCCGTTGAGTCGGCCGTTAGGACTTGGCCGTTTGTGCCTACTGCTAGGCGGGCGTCCACTGTGCTGAAAGTAAATAAATCGCCCTTAGTTGTCAGTGGTGTCTGATCGGTAGGAGTGACCCACGTGAAGTCCATGTTGGTATTTGATGTCTTTGATAAGACTTGACCAGTTGTGCCGCCAAGTAGCTCTGACATCGATGTGTCCACTGCCTGGCCGAATGTGTTGAAATCTGCTGGGAGATTTGTAACAAGCGAAGAGCTTGTCGGCATGACCCAGCCGAAGTTTGTAGTTGGATTTGCCATCGTTTCTCCTTAATTGACGACTAATGCGTCTGCATAGTCAAGTGTAGGGCTCAGCGTGTTGAATGTTTCGGCGACACTTACATCTTGCCATTCCATCGCCTGGAGTGAGAATGGCAGTGGCGAGACAAGAAGAGTCACTGCGAGTTCATTGTAAGAAGCCTGGAATCGCCAGCCTTCAACGAATCCTAAGAAGTTTCCGGATTGCATATTGACCGGAAGATTAGCTAGTGAAATCGGCTGACCCATAAACACGTTGATAAGAGCGTCACGATCTGCATCATCGACTTCCGGATTCGTCAGTGCGAAAGTGATGGATTCTAGGAATGCCTGTGGCTGGGCTCTGAGTGTCAAATAGAAATTGGCCTGATCTTCGGCATCGGTCGCGTGCTCTAACGAAGTGGTAATCTGTTGAGCCAGTTTTCCATAGAGTGCGATTGAAGCTGCATCGGTAGCCTCTTCAATACCAGACTTCCAGACGATAGCAACGTCGTTTCGAATATCTCCGGCTCTAGTCTGAATCTTAATTCCACGTCCTAGAGCTTGATTAGCGTCTAGATCTGTGTAGCCGTTAGTGGCTAAGTAAGTCGAACGATGCGTGGAATCAGCATAAGAGATTTGACCTTCGGCATCTTCGTAAATATAGCCAAGTCCAGAAGTGGCAAGGTCGGCCACTAGATTCCAAGTAATTGTCTGATTAGATCCGCGAGCTGCAAGCTCGTAATTGCCTGGACGATCTATGTCTCCCAAGCCAGTATTTTCTGCATCAGCCCAAGTATCCGTCGCTGGTGTGTAAGTCGCCCACGTAAGAGCTGCTGGAACTTCTGACCAGTTATTGACTAAGAGATCCGAGAGGATTGTGTAAATCTGATCGCCATCGAAATCCTTAGACAAGACGCCCAGAGTTAAAGCCTTCTGGAGCCTTGAGAGGGCTCCTAGAGCCGTAATGGTGACTTCCTGAGTAATTGCTACTGAGCCAGTCTGTGACACTGTCACGGCGACGTCCACAATAGATCCGCCAAAGATTGGCACGTAAGCTCCGGCCGTGTCTTTGACCTGAATTGAGACTGCGTCATTGATTTCGGCCGTGATAGCACTTAGATCAAGATTGATGAGATTAATTGTGCAATAGCCGGCTTGAGCCTGTTCGTAGATATTAGATCGCCCTGAAGAAATTGAAAGGTTGGCTAGAACAACGTCAGTGTATTCAACGCCTGCAATCAAGACTTTCCAGACTGGAGCCCACTGCGTCATTAGATTGCCTGAAGTGCGCCGGCTCCGCCAGTGCCACGATAGAAGGAATCATTAAGAGTCTTGACAATTGTGCGAGCAGTGCCTTCGGCATCAATGGCTCCATTGACTGTCAGATTGATTCGAGCAGCGTTTTGAGAATCTGTAAAGCCTCCGCCGCCCATAGCAGCTAAACGAGCCGCATTCTGTGAGTCGGTGAAGCCTCCGCCTGCTGCTGCTGCAACCTTGATTGCACCGGCTGCTGCTGATGCAATTCCTCCGCCGCCTCCGCCGCCTCCGCCGCCTCCGCCCGCAGAAGGAACGATGATTGCTGGCACTGATGATCCACCGCCGCGAATTGCACCTGGCGCGCCTGTCGTGGCAAATGATTGTCCGCTAATTTTTGATTCTATAAGACTACGCGTCTCAGAAGCAGACAAGCCCCATTTACTTGGATCAGTGATTACACCTAATAAACCTAAAGTGAATGAAGCAAACTTAACAACTTTATCCAAAGCAGCGATGATTGTATTAAGCCAACCAATCATCTTTCCTAAGCCAGAACTCTGACCTGTATTTGCTTCGCTATTAAACACGCCAAACATTTTAGTTAATGAGGTTGTAAGACCTTTGACTGTTTCTCCAAAACCGAATGCAGCCGTTTCAGTGCTAGTCATTCCGTCTTTGAGTTTTCCTTTACCACTAAATCCTAAGGCGAAAGCATTGAATGCTGGAAGGACATTTTCGTTGATGTAATCAATTAAGGAAGTAATCATTGGCAATAAACCTTGACCAATAGTTTCTTTTGCTTCATCGAAACTGACTTTTAAGATTGCAATTTTGCCTTCATAAGTCTCTGCATTCGCAGCAGCAGCTCCACCGAATAAATCTGTCAATTTTTGCTGAACGTCTGTAAATGACATTGTTTTAAGCTCGGCCGCAGATAGTCCAATTCCTAGCTTGCCTAGAGCTGCCGTATTGCCGTCGTAGGCTTTTCCGATTGCATTGGCAACAGTCTCCAATGGCTTTCCAGTTGCCGTAGCAACATCAAGAGCAACAGTAAGAAGATCTTGCGCCTTGCTAATGTCTCCAGTTGAAATTGCTAGTCGCTGCAACGCTGGACGAAGCTTGTCATCTGCGACACCAGTCGCCAAAGACATCTTGAGAATGGATCCTTCAGTCGCTGCAATTTGTGCATTGGTTGCACCAGTGGCATTTTCTAAAGCAAGAGCCAGTTTATTTTGTGACGCTTCATCTTCAATCGCAGCCTTGACTCCATCGATTCCGATTTTGATTGCATAAGCTCCAGCAGCAGCTCCGGCTGCGGCAAATGCCAGCCCTGCTTTTTTGCCAAAGTCGAGCATTTTTGTTGAGGAGCTATCGACGTCGGTATTGGCTGCATTGAGCGATTTTTTGAGTTGATCTACATCAGCAAGAATCGAGAGCTTGAGTGTGCGCGATTGTCCGGCCATTTACCACTCCCTTAAGATTCTGTCGAAAGCAGTTTCCCACTTCGCAATCAAGTCTGGTTGGATTTCGCGAAGTGTCGGATAAATAAACCAGCCCTTAGATCCGCCCCGAATACCACTGCCTGACCACACTGGGAACTGCTTAAACTTGTTAGATCCAAACTCTGTGCCGCCCCAGAGATCCTTTGTTGTGCCACCGCCAGAGAATCTTTGACTTACGAAGCCAAAAGAGAGCTCGCCAATCTTGGAAGATTTAGACACACGGGAGCCACTGGCAATTCTGTCGGCGGCCTTGCCTCTGGTGATGGCCTTCTGCTGGATTTTGCCTTGAGCAAATTCTGCCAGAGCTGACGATTCTCTTTTAGCTGCATCAGTAGCTTCTGTATCCATCGCCTTGAATGCGGCAGTAATGCGACGAAGGTCTGCCTTGTCATAAGCAATCTCAACGTTGTCGCTCACTTTGTTTCTCCAGTATCTCGAAAGCCGTATAGATTTGCTCCGCCGTCGTCCATTCGCTCATCGGTATTCCTGTGGCTATTGCTAACTCCACAAGTATTCGATTTACGCTTCCGGCGGCGTAACTTTTGGGAGAACGTCACCGACTGTCACGTCGGCCACTG